TGTAACCGTCGACTCCGGCCCGTCGCCGGACAAAGAGGTCGCGGCGGCACTTCGGAAACTGAGGGGGGAATGATGGACCTGCGAGGACTTGCGGCCCGAGAGTGCGCCCGGCCGGAGCCTGCGCCGAAACCCGGCACCGTCGACGTGACGGCGCATCTGCTCGCCATGATGCGCGCGTCCGGCGTGTCGCCCGATGTCGTCGCTGACATCGAGGCTCGGGCCGCGTTCGGCCGGCAGAAGTACGGCACGACCCTCCACGCCGACAACGGCCGCGACCATGCCGTCGACCTGCGGCAGGAACTTGCGGACGCCTGTCAGTACGCGGCGGCCGGCATCATGGCCGGGCAGTCGGAGGATGTCGCGCGGGTGCTCGACCGGTACTTGGTGGTCCTGTCGTGGCTGCGGAGGTTGGCGCGATGACCTACGAGCAGGGTGTGATGTGGCTTGAGCGCAGCGGGTTCGCCGCGTCTTCATCTGTCAGGTCACGGTGGCTGACGAGCATGCCCGGCGGGCAAACGCTCGTCGAGGTGTCCTACGTGTGGGGCATCGGTCGGAAGCCATGGGGCGCCCGCATCGGCCTTGCGGTCGGAGAGGGGGCGACACCTGCCGCGGCGCTGAGGCGCGTCGCGAAGGCGTGCCGCGCCCTCTGCTCCGACGAGATGATGACCTGCGGTTATGTCGACGGGTTGACGGTGACGAAGTGAGTGCCAAAATGCCGATTTCCGATGCTGTGGCACTGGTCGAGTCGTGGGGCTTCAAGCCGCACGACTTGCGCCGCGAGTGGTCGGCGACGATTGACGGGCTCGACGTCGTGGTCGAGTGCGTTCCGTGCGCGGGCGCGCGGCGGTTCGAAGTCCGCATGGGCGGCATGCTTGCGGGCGTCGGCGTCAACCCGGATGACGCGATGCGCGATGCGGTCCGCGCCATTGAGCACACCCGGCGTAAATTCGGGAGGCTTGCCAAGGCGCTTGGTGGGTTCACTTGCGACAACCGAAAGGATGATTGATGAACGGCCCGTACAAGTACGTCAGCGGGACGGTTGCGCTCCCGCCGGAATTGACCGGCGCGGTCGAAGAGGCAGCGGCGAAGGTCGCAGCGTCTGGCGGCACGGTGGACCTGTACGTCTCGGCCTGCGAGTTTGATACGTGGTGGGCAGACCACCACCGAGGACGGCGGTCCAAGTCAATCGAACTGACGCCGATGATCCGCATCGGCAACGCGGACCGTGACCTGTTCATGTCGCTCATCGTGCATGAGAACGACACCGGGAAGGTGTGGGCGCACCCGGATATGGTCCACCGCATGGCGGCATGGATTGTGGACGGCGGAGACGCCGACTTTGATGCGCTGACCTTCCCATACTCGGATGAGGCTTGGGCGAAGGCGCGGCATGCATGCCATGGGTCTGAGGGGTGAAACCCGGCGGCATCGGGAGCTTCAACTGGTTCCCGTGGCAGGCTGACGCGCTCGGGTGCGTACTCGCGTCGGACGGCCGACCCGTCGCATGGGCCGGCGGCAAGGGGTCGGGCAAGTCGGTGGTTGCATGCGCGGGCGCCGTGCTCGTCGCGTCGACCCGGCCGGGCGCTGAGGTGGCGCTCGTGATGGACACTTACAAGAACCTTCGGGACATCCATCTGCCCATTCTGTCGCGCATGGCGGCGAGCGCAGGGTTCACACACAGGCCGTCCGATGCCGAGTTCATCGGCCCCAATGGGTCGGTGATTCGGATGCGGCACCTCGACACGGTGGGTGACCCGCGACTTGGTGGTAGCCCCATCGAGGGCATGAATCTGCACGCTGTCTTCGCCGATGAGTGCCAACAGATTGACCCGCGATATTGGGGCACGTTCCATGAGCGAGCTCGCGTGACCGTGACGGATGTGCAGGGTGTGCCGTGCCTGCCGCGCGTGGTGACCTCCGGGCTGCCGGTGTCAACGTGGTGGTGCGCCGAGACGGCGAGGGCCGGCGGTCGCGTCTTCCGGCCGAGGACGCGCGACAACACCGCGCTCGATGCGAGCTACGAGGCGAACCTCCGCGCGACCTACACGGAGCGCATGGCCCGGGCGATGCTCGACGGTGAGGAGTACGCGCCAGAGGGCCAAATCGTCGAGGAGTACCGGGCCGCGCTCGAGCCGCACGGCACGCTGACGGACTGGACGCCGGACCCTTCGGCGTGTCGGTTCGTCCTCGCGATGGACCTCGGATTGAACAACCCGCATGCCCTGTTGGCGGCCGAGGATGCAGAGCGCGGCCGGTGGGTCGTCATCCGCGAGTGGTACTCGACGGGGCGGCCTATCACCATTGCGGAGTTCTGCCGGCGCATCGGCCGAGACTGCGTGCCGCGTCGCGTGTGGAAGCCAGGAGCCCTACCCATCGACGAGGTCGTGACCGACCCGGCTGGTGCTGCGCACTCGGCGCACACCGGGCACTCTGACCTTGACCTGATTGCGCTCGCCCCGCCGGACGGTCTCGGGTTGCGCCCGCTCGTCGAGACCATCCCCGAGAGGCGTTCCGTCGTCGGGTCGCTGAATCGGATGCGCCTCGCAATCGAGCGAGGGCGGCTGCTGATTCACCGCTCCGTGTACGAGGCCGGGCTGCGCGACGACTCCGGGCGGTCTCTGCATGCGTCGCTCGTCGGGTACAGGTGGGACCCGCGCGGGCGGGAAGAGCCGATGAAGGACGGCATCACCGACCACGCTGTTGACGCCCTCCGCTACCTGTCGCGGCGGGTCCTGTGGCATGTTGTCGAGGCTCCGGCGTTGCCGGGCGCGGCGTCAAGGCCCGCGCCGGTCGCGTCCGGTGTCCGGTCGTCGGGCAGGGTGGCGAGGTAGCGCGCAACCGGTTGCGCTGCGCACGGTGTTGCGCACTTCCGCCGGTCCGTGTAGGGTGCGGCCATGACCCTACTCGGCCGCGTCGACGAGGTCCGCGCCCGCGCTCTACTGAGCACGGACGAGCGCCCGTCTGCGCCGATGGGGGTCGGAGGTGGCTACGTCACCGGGCTCGGGGCAGTCTACGAACCAGCGACGGCCAAGCGGGCGCATCCTGAGAGAATGAGGCTGTTCCGGGCGGCGAAGGTCGCGGCCCCCGTCTACCTCGCCTCGCAGATGTGGTCCAACACCCTGCGCCTTGCGACCCCGTCCATTGAGGCGGCCGACGACTCGCCCGAATCCGAGAGCTACGCGGAGCACATCCGGGCCAATCTCGGCATCGGCACCGTCTCGCCGGTCGGCGTCCGATGGTCGGAGGTGTTCGCGGAACTGCTCGGCGCCGTCGAGTACGGGTTTTCTCTGCACGAACTGGTGTGCGTCGATGCCGGCGGGCGGTGGTACACCGTGCTGGAGCACCGCGACCAAGCGAGCGTGAGCCACTGGTTATGGTCGGCGCGCGACGAGTGGGTCGGGGCCGTGCAGCAACCGCGCGACCGATTCAGCGGCGGAATCACGCTGCCGGCGGGTCGACTGCTCCGGTTGACGTGGTGCCCGGAGTCGCGGACCGATGCGTCCGGCATGGGCTACCTGCGGCCGATGGAGCCGCTTGCGGCGGACTACCAGTTGCTTTCGGCCCTCCGCGCCGTCGCTGCGCAGCGGTGGGCGGTCCCGACGCCGATTGCGACCATCTCGGCTGAGGATGAGGCCCGCAAGGGGCAGGACGCGCGGACCGACGCCGAAGACCTGCAGGTGATGCTTGCGGCCTACGCATCGGGCGACCGTGCGCACATCGTCCTGCCGTCCGGGTGGACCCTGTCGAGCTATGGCGGGGAGTTCCGGCTTTCGGACATCGAGGCGTCCATCGACTCGACGGCTCGCCGCATCATGGAGGTCTTGCTCCAGCAATACCTGATGCTCGGGTCCGCGAACGCCGGCGGGTCGTACTCTGCGAGCGAGACGCAGCTTTCGGCGATGCGCGGGGCCGCGCAGGGTGTGCTTGAGTGGCTTGCGGAGCAGGTGTCGGCGCTCTACATCCCGCGCTGCATCGAGTGGGCGTTCGGCGACGTCGACCCGGCCAAGCTGCCGCGCCTGCGGTTCGACGGCCTGTCAAGCGAGGT